GACGGAAATCAAGTTCAAATAGAGTGTTGTAAAAACTGTCGTTGTGCTGATGTTGAAAAATCAGAACAAGAAGCGGGGTTTAACGGCGCATAGAAAGGGTTTATGCCAAAAATGAGAAAGTTCCTATTTTGGAACGAAGCAGGCGAAGAACAAGAAAAAGAAGCGATTAGTTTGAAGAAAGCTGTAATGTCAGTTCAATCAAATTACAAAGATAATTTAATAAGTGTAGAGTATGTTAGTAAAAGGGGAAAGCAAGTTAGTCATTCTGTAAAAATACCAATGGGTCGAAAACTTAGACAATCAATGGAACAAGAGAAGAAAAGACTTGCTAAGAAAGCAAAATTAGAAGCATCGAGGATTTAAATGCCGGCAGTTTGTAGAGTGGGTGACAGTTTATCTACAGGACACATTTGTTCTAGTACAACAACGATAGCCGCACCGGCTACTGATGGTACTGTTAGTGCAAACGGTATTAATATGATTGTTGTAGGCGCACCAACAGTTTCACATCCTTTTCCACCAGCACCACCTTGTGCCCCACATGTGGCCAATCTTAATGCAGGTTCATCAACAGTTCGTATTAATGGTATTGCAATAGGTAGAATAGGCGATAGTGCAGACAGTGGTGCTATGACTTCCGGTTCTTCTACTGTTTTTGCTAATTAAGTTCAGAAAAACCTTATAAATATTACCGTTATGGCAATATATGACGCATCATCAACAAACAAGAGTAATCGAAATAGTCGAAGATATAGGGATATTGACCTAGATTTCGGCCGTAACGCTGTGACTAACGATATCGTAAAGGTTGAAGATGTTAATGCTGTAAAGAGAAGTGTTACAAATTTAGTACAGACAAATTTTTATGAACGACCTTTTCATCCAGAATTAGGTTGTGGTGTTAGAGATTTACTTTTTGAAAACTTTACACCTTTAACGGGTATATTTTTAAGAAGAAAAATTGAAGAGGTTTTAGTAAACTATGAACCGAGAATATCACTTGAACAAGTTGCAGTAGATGATGACCCCGATGGTAATAGATTGGTTGTTGATATATACTTTTATGTTCGTGGTGTACCAGACCCGGTTTCAGTTACAACATTTTTACAAAGGTTAAGATAATAAATGGCCAATCATAAGTTAAACATATCAGATTTAGATTTTGACCAAGTCAAAACAAATCTAAAAACATTTTTACAAAGTCAATCAGAATTCCAAGATTATAATTTTGAAGGTTCTGGTCTTTCTATTATGTTGGATGTTTTGGCCTACAATACACACTATCTGGCATTTTTGGCCAATATGTCAACAAACGAAATTTATTTAGATAGTGCTGATATTCGTAACAACATAGTTTCATTGGCAAAGATGATTGGTTACACACCATCATCTCCAAGAGCACCAAGAGCTAGTGTTGATATTGTAGTTAATAATGGTTCAGGTACTTCAATCACAATGAATAAAGGTACCGTGTTTACTACTACAGTTGACAACACACAATATCAATATGTAAATAACGAAGAGATTACAATTACACCTGCTGATGGTGTTTACAGATTTTCAGATTGTACTTTATATGAAGGTACTTTAGTTACATTTAAATATACAGTTGATAGTAATGACACCGACCAAAGATTTGTCATACCGTCAACTAAAGCAGATACATCAACATTAAAAGTTTCAGTTCAAAATTCTGCCGTAGATACAACTAAGTCAACTTATACTTTTGCTTCAAGTTATTCAAATGTTGATAGAACAACTAAAGCATATTTTTTACAAGAAGTAGAAGACGGTAAATTTGAAGTCTATTTTGGTGACGGCATTACAGGTGCAAAAGTTAATGACGGCAATATTGTAATTTTAGAATACATTGTATCTAATACTACAGAATCCAATGGCGCTAATTCATTTACACTTTCAGGTAACATTGGTGGATTTACAGATGTTACAATCACAACTAATTCAGCGTCACAAGGTGGTGCTAACTCAGAAACAAGCGACAGTATTAAATTTAATGCACCATTAGCTTATGCAGCTCAAAACAGAGCAGTAACAACCTCAGACTATGAGGTGTTTGTAAGAAATTTATATCCAAATGCATTATCAGTTAGTGCTTGGGGTGGAGAAGATGATGAAACTCCAATTTATGGTGTTGTAAAAATTTCAATTAAACCTCTTTCTGGTTCTACACTAACAACAGCCACTAAAGCAGATATTGTTTCTCAGTTAAAAAAATTCAATGTTGCTTCAGTTAGACCTGAAATTGTGGATCCAGACATTACAAATGTTATCTTAAATTCAACTGTAAGATATGATGCAAAGGCTACAATTAAAACAGCAGAAACTTTAAAATCTCAGGTTATTACAGCAGTTACAAATTACAACACAAATACATTACAAAGATTTGATGGTGTATTCAGATATTCAAAAGTATCTGGTATCATTGATAATGTTGATGAAAGTATTGTATCTAATATCACTACAGTTAAAATGAGAAAGAATTTTACACCAACATTATCTACATCAGCTAGATATGATATTTACTTTAGAAATCCTTTTTATCATCCACATGCAGGTCACAATGCTAATATGGGTGGTATTTTAACTTCTACGGGTTTTACAGTAAGTGGTAATGTAAATGAAATGTTTTTAGATGATGATGGTGCTGGTAATGTTAGAAGATATTATTTAGATGCTGGTGTTAAAACTTATGCTAACACTGAACAAGGGACAATTAATTATACAACAGGACAAATTACACTTAATTCATTAAACATTACAGCAGTGTCTAATATTAGAGGCGCAGCTGCTACAGCAATTGAATTAACAGTTATACCAAATTCAAATGATATTGTTCCTGTTAGAAACACAGTTGTAGAAATTGATATTTCTAATTCAACATTTACGGTTCAGAAAGATGGCTTCGTTGGAGGTTCAAATGATGCCGGAGTAGGATACTCCTCAGTAACGAGTTATTAATGACCAATGGCAAAATTTAATGACAAAATCTCGACACTCATAAATGCCCAATTACCAGAATTTGTAGTTGAGCAACACCCTAAGTTTGCCACATTTCTTAAATCATATTATCAATTATTAGAGTCCGCAGAATTACAAGTAGAACAAGTTGAAACTACTGATGGTATTCTTTTAGAAACAGAAACTAACCAAGAAAATTTATTAATACTTGATGCTGGTCGTTTAGGTTCTACAAGAACACAATTAGATGCTGGCGACAAAGTTCTTACTGAAGATACAGCATTTGGTAAATTTACAAATGGCGAAACAGTTACAGGTGCAACATCTAAAGCTACGGCAGTAATTGTTGCTGAAGATTTAGATAACAATAGATTATTTGTTACATCACAAACTAAGTTTATAATTGGTGAAGCAATCAATGGCAGTTCTTCAAATGCAAGAGCTATCATTCAAGGTTATAAACCAAATCCAGTTCAAAACATTTCTGAATTAATTTCTTATAAGGATCCTGACAAAGTAATTTCAAGGTTCTTATCTGAATTTAGAAATGAATTTTTAGCAACACTACCTGAAGAATTAGCAAATGGTGTTGACAAAAGAAAATTAATTAAAAATATTAAATCACTGTATCAGTTAAAAGGTACTGCTGAAGGCCATAGAATATTTTTTAATTTATTATTTGGTGAAGATTCCGAAACAATTTATCCTAGAGAACAGATTTTAAGAGTATCAGATGGTCAATGGGGTACAAGAAAAATTATTCGAGGTATTGATGTTATCGGTGATACCTCTAAATTAATTGGCCGTACAATTACTGGTGAAACATCACAAGCCACAGCAATTGTAGAAAATGTTTTTAGATATACATTTGGTTCAAATAGTGTAACAGAATTTATTGTAGATAACGATACACTTACAGGCACTTTTCAAATTGGTGAAATTGTACAAGGTACAGAATCCGATATTAATGATATTTTTATTAAAACAACTATCACAGGTATTCCAGGTTCTAAAGTAATTAGTAATGATGGTGCTTTATATGATAGTAACGCAACAATTACATTAACAGGTGGTGGACAAGGTGCATTGTTCCAAGTTGGTGAATTAGGTGGCGGTGCTATTACAGAAATTATTATTGATGATGGTGGTTACGACTTTGAGATTAAAGATGATTTAGTATTTAATAATACAAATACTTTTGGTACAGGTGCTCGTGCTTTCGTTTCAGTAGTTAACGGTGGTTTTGCACCTGAAACTGGACTTGCAAACGGCGAAACATTATTTCCAGAAAGTACAGCTGCTGTTGACCCATTAACAAAATACTTATCAGGTCCTGTTATATCTGTAAAACCTGGTTCAGTTACAGGTGGAAATACAGTTGCGGATATTAGAGGTACTATTAATGATAGTGATGATGCAACAAGTACAGCCGTTCAATTTATCACAGGACAAACTTCAGGTGCTATTGCTACAGTTAAATATAATGTAAATGGCACAACATTACAAGATGTAGATTTTAATGACAATGTTTTATACATTACTTACACGAACAGTAATCTATTTCAAAAAGGTGAGGTTGTTACAGCAACAGCATACGACAGTTCAACATTTAACTTTACTTTAAGTGATACTTTTGGTAGAGAAGGTGTAGGTCTTAACAACGAAGGTATTGATGAAACAAATTTAGCTGATAGAGATTCCATTTATCAGATGTTAAGAACATTAGGTGCTGAAACTAACGAAGATGACCATATTGTATTAGAAGATGCCACAACCGAAGGCGATAGTTATTCAGGTGATAAAATTGTACAAGAAAGAAATACTGGTGTTGGTGACATTACAGATATTTTCTTAGTCAATGGTGGTTCAGGTTATAAGTTATTACCTACAATTTCATTCAATAGTTCAGGTAAAGATTTTATTATTAAATCTTTTGGTACTGAAATTGGTAGAATTTTAGATATTAAAACTATTGAACACGGCATTCAACACGAATTATCTCCAACACCACCAACAATTGAATTTATTAATAACAGTATTGTTAAAACAGTTACAGGTACTTTTAGTGTAGATGAAACAGTTACAGGTTCTACTTCAGGATTTACTGCTGAAGTTGTTAGTTATGATGCAGCTAGAGGTTTATTAAGATTAAATGATGTTGTAGGTTCTCCTGCTGTAGGTGAAACAATTACTGGTGGTACTTCAGGTGCAACAGGTACTTTACATATTACAGACCACGCAGCCGCTACAGTTAATGTGGTGGCAGTTTCAGATACAGACGGTTCTTTCTTAAATGAAGACGGCTGGGTTTCTGAAAACACAATGAAGATACAAGACAGTTTATACTACCAAGATTTTTCATACATTATTAAAGTTGGTGAATCCATCAATTCTTGGAGAGATAGTTTTGCTAAAACAATGCACACATCTGGTTTCTATTTTGCCGGTGAAGTTGCAATTCAAAACAGATTAAATCTTAAAATTAAATCACCTGTTGTTGGTGAAGTTTCTGGTGTTGAAGAAAGTCCAATCTTTGGTATTCTTACAACAATCTTCTCTACAAACTTTAGAAGAAAAATGGGTACGCTTACAGACGGTACAACTCTTAGAGCAACACCACAGGCTGGTTACACTTATGGTAATAGACCAAGTTCATCAACAAGAGATACAACAGTAAGATTAAGATATAGTATATCTGCTCTTGTAAGTAGAGTTAGAAGACAGGTTGCAGGTGTAAATATCTCACAAGGTTTTGCTTATGCAGGACCAAGGTACGACAGTATTAATAAATATCACAACACAGTGTTTAGAGGTGGTAACAGATTAAATGGTTCTGGTGTTACTTTTGCAACATTAGGTGATTTAAAAGTATTTGGTACAAGGTCAGCTTTAGACGGCCAAACTGCTGTGTTTAGAATGACCTCAGATGTAAACGGAAGATTAGTAAAATGTTCATTTACATTTCCTAGTGATATAACAGTTGTTCAAAACTCATTTGATACGACATATATTACATTTGATAATAATACAATAACATTTGATGATAATACACCATAAAATGAATATAAATAGTAATGACATTTTAGTAACGGTTGATGGTGAAGAACAAAAATACGGTGTTGACTATGAAGTTATAAACGACACTGTAACATTTAAAGTAGCCCCAGAAGCTGGAACAATTATAAAGGTATATAAGAGAAAAGATGGCAAGACAAGTAATCAATAGAGGTACTTCAGCAAATGACGGAACAGGTGATAACCTCCGTGACGGTGCTGGTAAGGTAAATAATAACTTTACCGAGTTATATACGGCCTTTGGTGACGGTTCTACATTAACAGCTGGAACATTT